AACACAGTCAACTGAGACTATAATTAATACATAAACAACGCAAAGAGGGCACACTATGCAAGCACTAAATGAATATGTAGCACAGAAGAACTACTGGAACTCACTGTTCAACTCTGCTCCACTAGACTTATCCAATGCACAGGACCGCAAGACGATTGCACAGAGCATTGACAGCGAACTGAGTCCCGAGAACCTAACGTGTGACGGAGAGCTTCCAGCAAGCCAAGTACGTGCTCGCTACAAACAGCTGAACACAGTAGCCAAGCAGTTAGTTAAGCTAGACCCAACAGTGGCACAATACATGTACGAGTTTGGTTAATAAGAGGTTGACACATAGCACAGTGATGCTATAATGAATATACATTAACACGCTAAGGAGCATAGCAAATGACTACATTGAACCTTTCAACACTTACACTTAACGACTACACTGTAGAGGACCTACTGGCTATTAAGGCTGCGGCACTACAGCATGCAGAGGATGCGGCACTTGCCAGCATTGAGAAGAACGGTGAGATGGGCTACTGTGGCTTTGCTTGGGTTAACATCTACGGCATTAAAGGCAACACCAAGCTGGGCAAGCGCATGAAGGCAGCAGGCTTTACTAAGGACTACACTGGTGCCTACAGCATATGGAACCCAAGCGGGCTAGGTACACAGTGTATGTACACTAAGGAGCAGGGTGCGGACGCTTGTGCTCGTGTGTTTAAGGCAGCAGGCTTTACAGCTTACGCAGGCAGCAGAGCAGACTAATAGGAGAACAGATATGACACCGATTGTAGTAGCAATAGAAGTAGACAGCAACGGCACTCCAGTTAAGGAGGCCTTTGTTGTTATCAGTAAGATGGATACTGTAGAGGACACTGTCAAGCGGCTCAGATACGAGTTTGGTAGTGGAGCATACAAGCGTTGGAGCGGCCAGGCTAGAGTAGAGTGTGCCCAACGAGCAGTAGACGCAGGCAACACACTAGAGTTTCGTGCGTTCTTATTCTAGACTAACGTTTGCGAGGGGAAACCGAACGTGGGGAGGGGGACTAGCAGAAATGTTAGTCCTTTTTTCTTTTGTGAATAATAAAAAAATAAAATAAAAAAAAATTTCTTTCGGCCGGGAGGGGGGTCGGGGTATATATTTTACGTTTAAAATCAACAACTTATAAACGCTTAATGATTTCTTTCTTAAATCTTTCTTTAAATTTTCACACTTTTAAAAACATGGTGAGTTAAAATCACCACCTCACTTCTGTAAGTACTTTACCCTAATTTTTTGCGCAGCAATTTTTTTGTGAGTGCAAAAGAGAATTCGGGCTACGCCAGAAACTCTCTCGAACCCATTTCGGCCAGCGCACTATTAAATACTATATGACACTTACATTCACTATTACTACACTACAGCTACACTTCCTATACGGTATGGCATTCGGTGCGGGTACTGCGCTAGCACTGTGCTTGTTAGTATGGATAGTTAGTAAACTCTAGTCAACATCTAGTACATCGTCTACTATACGCTCACTCAGCTGTATGGTAATATCAAACTCTGTACACAACCAATTCACAAGTTCTAAACGTGTATATCTAAAACCCTGTATACGCTGTTGTAGTGCTAATCTTAATTGTTGTTCTTGCATATTTTTATTTAACCTCATCTACAGTGAGCGTAAGCGAGCTGTCAGACCTATGGGCTGTTATAAATATCTATATGATGTACGCATGGTTAGTTACTGTAGAACGTAAAGAGTCAGATGCCTTTGTTTATACACAATTGGGTAAAGTGCGTTATACTCAACTAGAGCTGCGTCATATGGGCTTTAAGATATATACGCTAGAAGACTACTATACGTTTGTAGCTGAACATCAAAAGCAGTCAATGATTACACTTGCTCAATTGACTTTAGATTACATCACATGCTTAAACTACAATTCAACTATCCTCAATCGCTAGCATCTGAACTCTGTGATACGTACACTTACTGTGCGGGTATTGATCTATTTGTACGTGGCATACACACTGTACAGTTAGATGCACGTACACTAGAGTTTGAATCTGCTAGGGATAGGACTTATGCTGTGCTGCTGTTGAGTGCTAGTACGGTGTATACGGTTGAGGAACTCTAGATTAAATGCCATCTTTTAGTTGATCGTTGTTTGCGGGGTATTGCAGCGCACTGCAATATGTCTGTACGCATGGTTGATGCATTTTAGATTTTATACATGTCTAATGTATATTGGTACTGGAGAGTGGTTAACTGCGTAGTTTAAGACCTAAAAAATCTGTTTTAAATCTAGCTACGCTAGCTGCTTCGCAGCTTTGGGGCGCTGGCGCTTCGCGCTTGTTTGGATTAAGGCTGTCCCACTCTTACAATGATTCTGTCGCCTGGGGCTGCTAGTATCTGTGTGCGCTCTAGTACGCCGTTGGGCACAATGGTTGTGTTCCACTCTACAAACTCGTATAGTTCGGGAACATCAGCACCTGCGACTGCTACGCTTACTTGTGGCACACTTACACTTGCTCGGTTGCACACGCTGATAGCTAGTATGGAGTAGTCAATGTCTCCGCCACCTGAGGGCACTGTATAGATCACAGTGTCTGATCCGTCTGCGGTGGTAATGTCTGCTGTAGCAAAGCGTCCGTTGCTTTGTGTTCCAATTCTAGTTAAGAATCCGTGTACTGTTACTGATAGTGCCATTGTGTGCTCCTTGTGTGTTTACTTATCGCTTATCTGCGGCCTGCGTTAACTATTTGGTCAGCTCTGGCTTGTCCACGTACAGCATAGTCTTGTAGTACAGGTCGTGCTACCCAATCAGTAGCGCCCTTGTGTTTGTTGTGGTTCAGTCTTGCAGCAAGGCTAGCAGCCTTTTGATCAGCTAGGCGAGATTGATGTCCTAGCGTGTGTCTGCGTTCTAAACTGTCTTGATCAAACTCACGTACTGTGCTGTTGATCGATTTACTGTATGCTTGTATTGCATAAATTTTACTAGGTACTGCTGCCATTGTGTTGTCCTCTTTGTACTATTTATAATAGGTGCTAGCCTATACCGTAGATGTATGCTACTCCTGAATTATTATCTTCCCTCGGTACTCCGACAATAATACGTGAGCCATTCATTGCTACTGAATGACCAAATTGATCACGGTCGGTGGACTGAGGATTATTTAGAGTACGTAGAAGTACACCAGTAGTGACATTGTAGATGTATGCTTTACCTGCATCTTTGCCGTCAGCATCTCTGAAAGGAGCAGTTACGATACAATAGTTACCTGATATTGCTACTGAGTTACCAAATTGATCAGCAGCACTAGCATTATAGGAATTTGGGTTGTCTAGCGTATGTAATAAAGTATTGGTGACTATATTATATATGTATGCCCTACCGCGTTGTTCGACTCCATCTGCCGCAGCACCTACAATTGCATAATCGCCTGATACGTCTATTGACGTAGTTGCACTATTAGTTAATTGATGCATGAATGTTTTAGTAACTAGATTATATACATACACGGCGGGCTCAGTTGCACTGTTGTTTTTAATTACTGCATAATCCCCGTCAATTTTTACTTTATCACCAAAAAATTTAGAACCATTCGTCGCCCCATTTGCATCTCGAGGATTTGTTATTGTGTCTAATAAGGTTCCTGAAAGATCATATACGTACACACGACCAACACCTGTCACAAATGTAAATGGATTATTAAGTGCCGCCAGATCCTCTTTAAAAGGAGCACTAACAATAATACGTGAGCTAGATATATCTATATCTACAGCCCAGCCAAATTCATCATTTGCAACATTATTACTATCGTTAGGATTACTAATGCTGACAAGTTGTGTACCAGTTTCAACATTGTAGACGTATACGTTACCTGAATTAACACCATCAACATCTTCACCAGGTGCGCCAACAACACCAATGTTATCATCTATTGCTACTGAGTACCCGAAGCGATCTTGGCCATCTTCGGCGGCATCAAGATTTGGATTTATTAAGGGTCGCACATAGGACCCAGTGGTTGCATTAAAGATATATGCTTCACCTGAATTGTCACCAGTGAGCGCTTTAACAGTTTCACCAGGTGTGCCAACAATTACATAAGAATTAGCTATTGCAACTGAGTAACCAAAGTTATCATCTGCAGCCGGTCGAAACCTATTAGGATTGTCTAGGGTAAAAAGTAGTCGTACTGGAAACTTGTTTGTTCTTAAACCTGATAAAGTTTGTGATGTTAAACTTGCTAGTCTAGGCATTATGAATAACTCGTTCCACTGCCTAGCACTAGCCAGTCACTGGCTCTTCTTACAAATGTAAAACTTATAATATCAACTCCGTTAACTGTACCAGTAGGAGTGTCACCTTGCCATTGAACAGTTTGCGCTACACCACCTATTTGAACTGCTGTAGGCAACCAAGCATTTGCCGTTCCCTGATTGCATATAATTGCAAATGTTTTGCTTGTCCAGGAAGTAGTGGGCAGTAATAAACTGTCAAAGTCAGCTATCCAGTTAGCAGCGCCAGCACTATCATCTATGGTATGATACACTACGCTTTGGGTGTTGCTAACTGTTCCGGTTACAGGACTGCTGCCTTCGAGGTATTGCACGATACCTCCAGGTGCAAGATGAGCGGGATGGAAAGGGGGAGTTACGACTTCTGTAGTTAGCGGAATTGTTACTGTGCCAGTAAACGTTGGACTATCTACTGTAGCAAGTCCAGTTAGGTCAGTTACAGGTATTGCAGCAATAGCATCATCTACATATGTTTCAGTAGCTAGTCCAGTTAGGTCAACGCCAGGGATATTAGATATAGCATCATCTACATATGTCTCAGTAGCTAGCCCAGTTAGGTCAGTTACAGGTATTGCAGCAATAGCATCATCTACATATGTCTCAGTAGCAAGTCCTGTGACACCAGGAATAATAGGTTTGTTAGTTAGGTTGTTATAGTCGCCGTCGAATGTGTTTGAAGTTACCCACTGTCGGTTAGCTAGTATAATACTGTCGCCTGCATTATCTGTGTACACACGTAGTGTACCGTTATCGTTGTCAAAGAAGATTTCACCCGGAGCACCTGACAGTACTGCTAAACTCCTAGCACTTCTCTTTTCAAGTCGTAATGATCTTTGTGGTTTGCTCATGAACTATTCCTTTATGATATTTATCACATAAGTAGTAGTATGTTATTCAAGCCATATTATCTAGTACAAGCGTACTCACAGAAAGTTCAAAAGCAACAGACTCAGTACATCCCTAACGAGATGGGCCGAAACAAAGAACTAATGAATCCTGTAGAAGCAAAGCGTAGAAGTATTGCTTACGCAGAAAGTCTAAACGAAAGCGTTAGCATGAATGCCAGCGACTGGAAACCTATTGTAAGATTAATCTCAGACTCTGGCAAATACCTAGTTGACCTAGACTCGATTAAATAATTATTCGATATTATTAATAAACTGTTTAAGCAGAGTGCTATTAGTCTCTGCTTTTACTTTGGGCACGTTTGCACCTTCAGCTGGATCTTCACGTTCTCCTGCATTGCTAGTACTGTTACGCTTGAGTGCATTTACAATTGCATTACCAGTGCTGGTGTTGCTGTAGTTGTTGTCACCATCATCGTCTTCATCGCAATCAATAATACGCAGTGTCTCTACATCAAAGCCTAGATCAATCTTTTGACCTACGCCCGAACTGTTACGTGTCTTCATCAACTGCAACTGATAGCGTCCACGTTCACGCATTGCACGACTTGTAAAGATACCAAACACGTTGTCTGCTGTTTGAATCTTTGATAGTCCGCCCGAGATGTGCGAGTGATCAAACTCGATCTCTTCAACTGCTCCCCTGTTCAACTGTGCCGCAGTAACAAACACTGTGTTGAGTTCCATTGCTAGGTTACGCAGTTCTTCTGATACATACTTGTCTTTGATAAACAAGTTCTCTGCACTTACCTTTGTGCTTGCTGGCATCAACAAGTCCAAGTAGTCGATTAACAGTACATCAACCTTCTTGCCTGTTTTGATTTCATACTCTTTGATATATGAACGCACATCGTTTGCAGTCTTGCCTGAGGGCATATACTTGATCTGCATAGCACCACTCTTCTTACCAATCATCTTGACTTTGAGTTCAACATCATCAATCTGCTTGAACACATCACGTGTGCTGATGCCTGTGACCATACTGTCAATACGCATACTCACTAGACTCTCTGCAAGTTCTAGTGTTAGGTACATCACGTTCATGCCCTTCTCAGCCATGTTAACGCCAATGTTAGCAAGGAACAAACTCTTACCTGCACCTGACCCGCCTGCAAAGATATTAAGCTCGCCTCTGTTAAAGCCACCAAACAGTTTCTTGTCCATAGCAGCCCAGCCAGTGCTCACCTGTCCGTTGGTGCTCTTGATTGCTTCTAGGCGTGTGCGTGGGTCACTCCAATAGTCTGTACCCAAGTCTTTCTGTAGTCCAATCTGTACAGCCTTCTTGACTAGATCTTCACACGCACCATACTCGCCTTTCTCAAGCAAGTCTGCGCTTTTAAGAATAGCTGCCTCAAGTGCTTTGTGTTTTGAGAATGTTTCAAACTCAGCCAGCAACCAGTCATAGTGATTCTCTGCAAGCTGTCCTGGATTCTTCAAGTCGCTTTGTGCTGCTGCGTTCACCATGTCAAATGTAGGCAGTGCGTTAAACTCACTTACGTATTCTGTAAGGAACTTAGCCGCAGGCGCTAGTCTGCGATCAAATGCATCTGGGTTGAATACTGCTTGGCAGCGCACGAAGCTCTCTGCATCAGTAAGCATCATCTCAAGATATACTCGCTGTATATCGTATCCGTAATCTGTGTTTTGTCTTGTGCTCATCTTTTAATTATACTATCTTTAATTTAAATTGTCAATTTGTTTTATTATCATATCAGTTAAACGTTGTTGCGTTTTGTTACCGTAATGTTGCAAGTCTCTAGCATAATCTATTGTCTTTTTATTTGGCAAGTAATCTTCTATTTCAAAATTTATCAAAGGTATATTATTAGTTTGACAAATATATTTCACAGCCATTGTATTCTTTTCGTATTCTAACAATACATTAGTATCATTTTCTATAAATATTTTATACCAAGGCCTGTAAGGTTTAAGATGATGCTCAAATATATGAGATGCTTTGATATGCATCTCATATCCGTCTTCATTTTGTATAGAAACACGGTCTCTATGTGGTTGTGCAAACACAACAAGTTTTGGTTTTAGAATCGGTATCCAATGATAGGCCATTCTAAAACAACTAGCATTGCCGGATCCGCATAGCCCTAGATTATAATTTTTTAAACTATAATAATCTGCTACCCTTTGTGCAAACGTATCGTTGTTAGGTAACCCTGTGCCAAATGTATAACTGCAACCTAATGTAACTATACAATCAGTATCTTCGAACTCGTCACAACGAAATCCTTGAGAGTTATATTTGTATTCTATTGTTGTGTTAACCCAATTGTTTTTTTCTAATATTTCTCTTGTATCTGTATGTTTCATATTTCTACGAAAACGTTTTTCACTATCTGTACCTTCCCAGTATTCAGTTTTACCAGCTTTAGGAATATCTCCAAAGAAATTGCGATCATGTAAGTTATTCTGATTCATATTTAATACCATACACCATCAAGTTTAATTTTTTTCTTTGTATGGGCTAATACCGCACCTATACAACTGCCAGGGTCACCTGGGTTCTGCGGAACATGAATGTTATCCCACATTGGGCTAATACGATCAACTGCTTGTCTATTTAGTGCTCCACCACCTGCAAGTGCTAGGTTAGTTGTTGCTGTTTGTACCTTAGCCCAGCAGCTCAAATAGGTTACACAGTATTCAAATATCCATTGTGTAGCGGCAGCAATGTCGTACATGTCTTGCTCACTAGTTAGTTCAGGGTGCCACCACATACATCCCCTATGTAGATTTTCTTTTGCTTTAATGCTAGGTGTGAACCCCATGCCAGTAGTGCCAATTAGCTCATCAAATATAAGTTTATAAAATCTATGAGGGTCACCTTTAGCTGCATACTGGGCTACTAGATATTCATCACGCTGCGGTACTAGACCTATACGCTGTGTCATGGCACTATAGAAAAGACCTAGACTATGCGGATACCCTTGGCTATAAATCTTCTTGAGCTTATTGTTCTTTCCATGCCATATGGTCAGGGTCTCGAACTCGCCTATGCTGTCTAAGCATATTACAGCGCAATCATCATGAGGCTGGGTGTAATAAGCATAAGCAGCATGACTTAGGTGATGCTGGGTATAGCTGATCGGTATGCCACGTAGTCCACGAATGTCTACATACTTGCGTATGTTGTTCTCACTGTACAACCAACCCTGTCCAGCACGCCACTGACGTAGTGTCTTAAGGAACGGACGTTCGTACCAGATTAGTTTATCAGGACGGCCGTAGTCTAGTGCATGCTTTATGATCTCACTGTTTAGGTGTGGGTCATTAGGTACGCCACTAAAGTCTTTAGCAAGCCCTGCCCATAATAGACGAGATGTAGGGTTAGGACATAGTCCTTTGCGAGATGTTTCAAATATTGCAATACTTGCGTCGTGGCTATTGCCTACCAATCCCCAAGTAATCATTTGTATATGAACGGATCACGTTTTTTTAATTCTTCTATGCGCTTCTTAAACTCACGCTCTTCTTTCCAGTAATTGTAGGGCCATGTTATCCACGACCAAATCTTTTTTAACCAAACCATTTCTTTGCTCTCAGTCTAATTTTAAGTGGGCTAGTTTCTGCGGCACTAGCAATACTATACAATGTATATAGTCTACCGTACTTAGCAACAGCATCACCAATGTCGTTGATGTCAGCATCCCAGTCCGGCAAACTAACGCCCCAGCCGCGTTCGATAGCTGCTTCAATTAGTTTGCTGCCTGCTTTGTCTCTGTCAGGTACAACATAAATGTCTTTGCCTAGTCTATTAATTAGCAGTGCTTGCTGGTCTCCAATTTCACTTCCGGTTAGCGCACATCCGTCTACATGAATAGCATCTACAGGACCTTCGCACACAATTGCAAACACTTTGTTAGGACCTTGCTCGTCTAGTCCGTATACAAATCCTGGTTGCGTTTCTGTAAGGTACTTAGGCTGCTTGTCTGCTGTGATAGTTCGAGCAGTCCAGCCTACTACTCGCCCTTCATAGTAGAACGGAATAATAAGTCTGTCACGATATCCTAAGCTCGAGCTCCAGTAGTAGTCTGTGTCATCTAAGTTTAGATTACGTGCAGCCATGTACTCAAGGATAGCCATACTAAACTTATTAAACTCTGTAATGTCTGCTACCTTAACAGCATCAGGCGGCAATGGTACAGTTTCAAATGTAGGAATATCAATCTTACGCTGCTGTACTTCTACACCTTCATTGATGCGCATTACATCTAGCGTGAGCTTGTTAATAGCATCATCAGGCGCACCTAACCAAATTAATAGTCTACGCAAGCCTTTGCTTACATTACGTCCTGGTTGCCAACTTGCTTTGTATCCACAGTTAAAGCAGTGATAGCTAACTGTATCGCCTTCTGAGATAAGTCCACCGCGCCCTCTAGTGTCAGCAGTGTTACCATTGTGATGACAGCAGGGCGCATTGAAGCTAGTCCACCCACTCGGAGTAGTCTTTCGCTTACTAGGCAAATATGCTGTTATGATGTCGGACACAATACTCATACTATTATTATAGCAGAGTATCGTAGAATGTCAATCAGTTTCTGACAAGTATCTTTGTAATTGTATCTGCAGGATCTGCTGTTGCAACAACTCGTATAAAACTATATACGCCATTAAAGTTTACTGGGACTGGCTCTGTTTCTGCTCCAGTAAAGGTTACTGTAGTAACATCTGCCCAATCCGTTGTGCCATTGACTTCATTTTCTAATGTAGCTTGTACTGTTATGTCTCCTACATATCCGTCAGTATAGATTGCAGCAGTATGTAATGCTTCGTTTCCGTTTATACCTGGCTGTGCATTTAGTGCTTCTGAATTCCAAACACTATTGTCTAATGTAAAGATTGATATGCTACGAGTCGTCGCCGGACCAGGGAATGCAGTTTCACTAACATAGATAGTACCGTTCATTCCAAAATTAGCATTTGAGTATGTTAGTGTTGGCAGTTCAGAAGTATTATCTACAAGATGTATGTTGTATGAAAGATACTGTTGATCAATGTTTAATAAGTCATTGTCTGTAACGGTAACTTTAAATAATCCTCTTGTAGGGGCACTATCGTCACCTGGGATTAGTTCTCCATCATGTTCGACTACTAACAATCTATTTTCATCAAATGCTTGAAACTTAGGTGTGTAGTTTGAAATGTCAATTGGCTTCTGATCAGCATTGAGTACTCTAAAGTCAAGTACATTATCAATGCCTCGATATACTGTTAATTGTCTTTGATACACTGGTCTGTACTCCGTGATGAATCCTGCGTCATTAGTTACAATGGTTGTTTTATTTGAGACTAAATATCTAGGTGTTAATTGCATCAAGTATTTATCGAGAAATATGTTATTAAAAGATATTGAACAGAACTTTCCATTTATTAGCGTAGTCACTTATGGTGGCAATGAATACGTCGGCGTCATTGCCAATCAAGATGCATATATAACCAGCATGTATATTTTCACTTCTCTAAAGACTGATGAAGAAAAAGAAGTGTTTTTAGAAATGGGCAATGTCTGGTGGTGGGAATCAAATAGGATGTTGCCCATTAATATATTCCTAATAAATGAAATGCAACAATTTAGTTACGCAATGATGACCATGAATAGCAAGGATGTTAAGGTAACAATAGGTCCTTGTGTTAATTTAAATGATTTAAACTTTAAACGTATCAAACGTAAAAGCGTACAACTTGTACGTAAAGCTAAGTAGAAAACTGCTCACACAATAAATTCATGTGTACAACACATGCCGTAGCGTAACTAACAGCATGCGCTTTCTTAAAGTAGTAACCTTCATCAGGTTTAATCCAAACTTCCTTCATTATTGTCTCCCAGCTTTCGTTCGCTAGGTGTCTCTTGGCTGGTCGAATTATCGCTAGTGTCGCTGCCAATTTCAATACCGAGTTGGGCTTCAAGACTTTTAAGAGTTGACTGTGCCCGTTTAGATGAAAGACTTTTTCGCTGAAGTCCTCGTGCTCCAGAAGTTGCCATAGGGGTTCCCTTTCCATTAGTTCTGTTAAATGTGATTCGTCCCTAACATCTTTGTATATGCTTACGTTAAGGAAGTCTAGTTTAAAGTAGCCACGTTCTTCTGCGGTCTTGTAGTCAACTGTGGCTAAGTTGTCTACAGGGTTGTGTGGAATCTCAGTTGCATAGACTCCAGTGTTGTGCTTCTTGTCTGTATCAAGTTTAGCAACACGATGCTTGAGCTGTGCAAGCACAATAGTTCTGTCAGCAAAGTCTATATCAATATCAGGCACTGGTTAACTTCCAATGTAGGTTACCTTGACTGGGACGAGTACCTACATACTCTTGCCCAGTCTCCATGTCTATCAGTTTATATTTTTCTGGACACTTTGTATAAACTACCAACTGCACAGGTGCTGATAATTCTTTTACTTCTGTGCCATCTTGCAATGTTCTAGTCAAGTTTACCTTCTTCTCTTAGTTTAGCTCGAATCTGTGTAGCACTAATATTATGTATCTCTTCTCCGAGGTCGTGCTGTGTAAATGTATATCCTACACCGCGTCCATAACTAATGTCTACAATGTTTGGAACTTCCATTATAATATAGTCTTCGTTATATGTAAAGCCTTCTTTTGCCAAACCTCTAATAATATTTTCTTTTACTGTTAGGAAGTCAAAAGGATTGTCGTCTTGCTTAGTAGTTCTTCCAGCGCCTGCATCAGAACCTACAATGCCGCCAACGTCACGTACCATAATAGCAACTTGACCTGTTTCCATAAATGCTTTTTTAAATAACGCTGTGTGGCCATCATGCCAAGGTTGCCAGCGGCCTAACATCTGTGTAGTAGGTTTTTGATTATCAAACATTTTGTCCCCAGTTTATTTTATTCCAAATTCGTTCGTGTACATAGTATAAAATTAAATTTACAAATACTTGTACGCTTGCAATTCCAGTTGCTGCTGCTAAGTTACCTGTTACTACATATGATATAGCAAAGGTTGCTAGAGATGCTAACGCTCTCCAAGTTAATGCTTTAACTACTGATCTTTTATTTGAGTCCATTATGTTTCATATATGAAGTTACAACTTTCATAAGTTGTTTATGTGTATCGTTAAACCATTGTGCAACGTGATAGTTGCATTTAGTAGTAGGTCTTTCAAACATTTTGTTAGTGTCTTCAAATCGGCCTTCTGCAATAGTGTCCATCCAAACTGTAAAGTCAGGTGCAAATTCTAAACGTGCTGCTTCTGTCGGACATACAAAATCTGCAACTGCAATTTTACCTGCTTTAACTACACCATCTGCTAGGAACTTCATACGCATTGCTTGTCGCATACGTCCTTCAGGTGTAAAATCCCAATCATTGTATTCCTTGCGCACTGCATCAGCGTTAAGCCAAACTCCGCCAATTAACTCTGCAAGTGGTTCGGCAAGAGTACTCTTCCCGCTGCCTGGAAGACCAAATATTAAGATTTTCATAAATTACTTTCCTTTGCAACATCTCTAACAAGTTGCACGTCATTAGTCTGTCTCTTGAATCTCACAGCCCAATGTTGTGGATCCATAATATTATATATTAGTCCTAGCTGCTCGTCATTAAATTTTCCGAGCATCTCTTTTCCGCTTTTGCAATTAAGCACAAGCCACGGACTAATCTTTCCATCTTTAATGTGCCATACTGCTCTATTCAAACTTACGTAATTAAAATAATGATTCCATACACTATTGTTTTCTTTTGCCCATTCAACCATTGTATTAACGCTACGCTCTAGCGCAGTTTCAACACCTTCTTTTTTAATTAAGTCAATAGCGTACGATTCATACATTTCTTCTCGACACCATTGGTCAAGTTTAACTCCGCTAGTTACAACATAATTAATATACTTCTCAGGATACAACGGCTTTACATTTGACACAAAGCTACCAAACTTTACAAATGCATTATAGTATTGACTTTTACAAAACTCTTCGTATGTCTTATCCTTCTTTGCTCCTGCACTTAATTTGTAGAATTGATTAAACGCAATGTACCCTAACTGAACACGCTTCTCGCCTTTTTGTAACGCCCTGCGCTTTTGTTCGCACATATGCACCATGAGAGTTTTCTCACGAGTATATCCTGTCTTACAATATTCGCAGACGTATGGTTTAGAGTTTGATGTCAATGTCGTGATCTTCTGCAAGTTGTTTGAGTTCTTTTTTAGTAGATATTCCAGCAAGTTGTTCAACCTCTTTCATTTTCATATTAGGATATACTTGAGATAACAATTTAATTGCTGCGTTATTGTTTGCATCCTTTTTCTTAAAACCAATATAAGGATGATATTCAATCTTGCCAGTTGCTCCGCTGGTACACAACAGTTGCCACATCAAATGAGGATGCCCGTTTTCTTTGCCAACGCCAATGTCGTTAAAATTTTTATTATAATATTCGTTAGTCTTAAAAACAGCAAGCTCTTGTTTTTCTCTGCTTCCTTGTACAGCACTAACATATCTATTCAACAACCAAAAGCTAACTTGTTTGCGTTCTTCGTCAGATAGTTCTTTCCAAACGCTTTTAGCGTTCATGTCAATTGCTGCAAGTATGTCTTTTATTGGGAGTTTTTCTTGTGCCATACGTCAACGTCCTCAGGTGAATTAATCTCTATACCATTAAAGTATACAGGATGTGTACCAATAGAGCAACCGTTTTTGAGCCAACGAAGTTGTTCTAATTGCTCAATACTTTCTTCAGCAGTAATGCTTAGTGTAGGATAACGCTCAAGTGCTTCACGACTATATCCGTATACACCTAAGTGGTGCTCGCCGTAAGTAAAGCCTCTACCAAACCATAGTGCTTGATTCTTTCCTAGTACCATTTTAACTGTGTTAGGATCTGACTTTAATTCAGGAGCCATATCAGTATGCACAGTTGTTACGTCTGCATACTTTAAACCGTATGCTACAGTTTCGATGATACGTGCAGTAATGTCTGGCATATCACCTTGTACATTTATAAAGTGCGTGTACTTGTCAAAGAAATCATTTTGTATTGCTCCTGCACATCTTTCTGTACCATTTGCATAGTCTGTTTGATCAATCCAACAGTTGCCTGCATTAAATAAATTAAAGATACGCTGATCGTCTGTGAGTACATAAACATCATATCCTGTTTTGCGACAGCGTTCGTACACTCTGCGTATCATAGGAATGTTGTCCAGTGCTGCTAACGGCTTTCCTGGAAAGCGGGTGCTACCATAACGTGCAGGAATTAGTATTGCTGTATTCATTTTAATACTCTACTGATTGCAACAATATCTTCTACTACACTTTCAAAGTCTTCTAGTCGCAACATATTAGGCCCATCACTGGGTGCATTGTCTGGTTCAGGATGTACTTCTAAAAAGAAATTCCTAATACCCAGAGCACATGCTGCACGAGCCAAGCCAGGAACATAATCGCGATTCCCGCCGCTGCTACTTCCGTTGCCGCCTGGTTTTTGTACACTGTGCGTGGCGTCCAGTACAATAGGACAATTAAAGTTATCAAGCATATAGTTAAGGCCGGTGAAATCAACAACCAAAGTATTATATCCAAAGCTAGTTCCCCTTTCTGTGATCCAAACTTCTTTAGCGTCTTCACACTTACTTAGTATACCTGCAACGTCCCACGGCGCAAGAAACTGTCCTTTTTTAATATTAACAATTTTATCTGTTTCACAAGCACGTTGAATCAAATCTGTTTGGCGACAAAGGAAAGCAGGAATCTGCAACACATCAACTGCGTCTGGATATGCTCCCATTGCATCAATTTGTCCTCTAGTGTGTACGTCAGTAAGAGTTTTTAAACCAGGAATTTCTTGCTTCATAATTTCAAAGTCTTGCATAGTTCTTGCAAGACCAAGGCCGCGCCTGCCGTTTACACTAGTACGATTTGCTTTGTCATAACTGGCTTTGAAGTAATATTCAATGCCGTACTTGCTGCAAACCCTTGCACAAGTTTCCGCAATTTCTATACTCTGCTCTAGTGTCTCGTGTTGACACGGTCCTGCAATAATTCTCATTTTTCGTCCTTTACTACGTAATACATTGTTACTAATTGATCTAATAACTTTTCTAATGTAGGATGTTCTTGAGCAAGCCTACATAAATCTTGCCAATCACTGTATGACAATAAATCACCTTGTGCCTTAGCTACTCCGGCAGGGTCGCCACCTACTATCCAACGCGGTATAGTATTGTGTGGAGGGTCACGATAACGAGCGTAGACAACACCGTCGCTACGCTCGTATATCAATGCTTCACCTGGAAGAAGTTTAGGCATCTTGTTTTGCGCTACTAAGGCAACCAAACACAATAGTAGCTACTGTGCCTACATAAGGCACAAGCACTGTTAGAATCCACCAAGTGTTAAGTCCAGCATCACGCAAACGTTTTACAGTTACAGCAAGCACTGCCCACAATGAACCAACAAGGGCAATTAATGCAACAAGGGCACCGAGTGCTCCTGCGCCTTCTAACATTGCCATAGCAAGAATTAATACTAGAATTGAAACAATATGTACTGCCCAATACTCTTGACGCTTTGCTATGCCGTTAAAATTAAAATATTCTTTCATCATTTTTTACTTTTACTTTCTACTTGAGTGCCTGAAGTGCGTCGTTTAATATCATTGTGATTAAACTCTGCCCAATACAATTCAAATGCAACGCCATCTTCGATGCCTTCAAACTGATGAATCTTACCCGGCTTAACTTGTGTAAATTCACCTGGGCCTAGGATAGTTTCATCAACTAACCCTTGATCGTCTTGCCATACACGTATAAGCATCTTGCCTGACTCAACAAAGAAGCCATTCCATTTAAATTCGTGTTCATGTTCTGAACATTTAAATCCTGCTTTGTATTCGATACGGTGAAATTCTAGTACGCCATTTGCGTGAATCAATTCCGTTGATCCCCAAATTTTGCCTGCTTTAATACTCATATTGTTTCCTTACATTAAATTCGTATAGTCGATCGTTTCACTTTGTCTACTAATATCTTTTACAAAGAATGCACACAAAGGATTTTTTCCTTCTGTAATAGGTACGCTTAAAAGTTGCCCGTTTTTCATTTTAGGAAAGTACCACTTAACATCATTATAAAAATTAATAACTCGTAGTGTTCCAAATTCAAACTTAAAACTCTTTAGAGGATTAAAAAGAAATGCTTCAAACCCTCTATCGTTAATTGAAGTAAGTGGTAATACTTCTAAGTCGTTTCCGCTAGTACTATCTCCAACTGCAATGTGCCAATCAACTGGCATCATTACTTCGTGTCCGTTAATCTCTAATACTATTGCAGGAGCACTAAAACTCTCTAAGAAAATAAGCGGAACGAAAAAGAAATCTGGTTCTTTAGGATCGCTATTATCTAATACGCTAAATCGCACATCCTCGTCTAGCTCATCAGGTAGATTGTTGAGCATAAAGCATTCATTATCTAATGTTAATATTTTCATTTAATTCCAGTCTATCTTTTCAATTGTAAATGGATACTGTGCTTCAGTATAAAATTTCTTACGCTGAGTCAAGTGTCGCTTCGCAAACTTACACGTTGATGTTAAGTCCCATATTTGTACGAAGTCTTTGTCCTTTGCCTTACGAACGCCTCTACCAATACTTTGAATTACTCTAACAAAACTTTTGCCAGGCTCAAGGAGCACAAGATTAAAGATACGAGGTATATTAAGCCCAACCGCCGCAACACCATACGTTGCTATAATAACTTCGTTAGTGCCTTCTCGGATTGTATCGTAGGTTTCCTTTCTGTCTTTTACTTTAACAGCACCACTAACAAATGTACTACCTGGAATCATTTCAGCTAATGCCTGTCCAGCACTAATTCTATCTACAAGAATAAGTGTGTTGCCTGTTTGCGATACCTTGTTCATCATCTTGCCAATGTATTCTAATCGTTCAGTATTAGTTGTTAGGTATTTTAATTCGCTTTGATAATCAGTATGCACTACGGTATCAATTAGCTGACACACATTAACATGACACTCTGATAGCACGCCTTTGTCTTGTAATTCTTTTGCTGTAATCTGTCCGATTACTGGGCCTAGGCTTGCGTGAATACTTTCAAACTCAAACTTCTCTTTAGGCACTGTTCCAGTTAGTCCCCAGCGAATAGGAGCATTGCGTAAGTTGCGTGTAAGCAAACTCTTTAGAACTTCTGCTTTGGCCTGGTGTACTTCGTCGACAATGACTGCGCTAACACCGTCAAGGAACTCTGCAAGTGATAACACTGCGCTTCCGTCCTTGTGCTTCTTGTCGAGAATATTTAAACTCTGCCAAGTGCAAATAGTGTGAGTCTTACCGAGATTCTTTCTGTCTCCGAAGTACACCCCAACATCGAGTCCACAGTTGATGTAGTCTTCTTCAGTTTGTTCAACAAGTGATTTGTTAGGAACAATAACAAGACTACGTCCATACGGTTCAACCATATGCGATAATGTTGCTGTAGTAATTGTCTTGCCTGCACCGGTAGCAATCTGTTGTAAGCTCTGTGGGTTAGCAAGGAAGTTATTAATTGCTTCTACTTGATAGTCACGCAACATGATAAGTTCACCTTCAGCAGGATGACCTTTAGGCCACCTAACATCTTGGTCAGCCCAATAGCGCTCTGTTACTGGTGTAAAGTTTAGTTTAACCGGATGTCTATTATCTTGAATGTCTACTATTTCGACATTATTTTTTGCAAGAATATCACAAACAACATCAAGATGATTGACGTAGCCTGTACCGCCAATGCCAAAGAAAGCAACTTTACCGTCCCATCGTCCCAGTTTATACTGGGGCATGTGTTTAGCATAAGGCACTTCAAATTTAAGAGCATTGGCGAGCTTTCTTCGTACATCTACTTCTAGTCCTTCTAGTTTGATGTTTACTTCATCTTCAATAATTAATCTACAACTTGCCATTAAAGTTTCTCTATCTTTTCGGTTGAGCCATATCTAGTGAATGGACTAACATCAGTGTCATAATGAATAACTAAATCTAATTCATTCAAGTATGCATCTATTTTAGTAGAACGTATACTGCCCATTAGTATTGCAGCCGCTGGGCGCCAATTAGATTTTAATAGTGTCTTTGACATTTTATTAACATTAGTATACACTATTTTGGAATTATTTGCAAGAGGATTATTAATATTATTATCTTTAATATATTGATTAAACTCTATGTTTTCCGGTGTGTCGTTTTCTTTTCTATACAACGTACACACATCTTCGTTGCCGAATATATTTCTAAAACTTTGATGTACTAATTGCAAGTTATCAAAATCTGTAAAATCATTTAGGCATATTAGTAACGGATATCTATTAAGTTCTAAAATAGATTCTGCTACACGATTAAATGTATGTTCATTACTATTAACTAGTACTTGCGAGCATGAACGTTTTACGATCTTTTGACTAAGTGATGTCAATTTGCTTACGCTACTATTCAAGTCAGCATCATCGAAGTGTTGAATTCCGAAGAGCTGACTTCTGTCTTTATACAATGCTAAGTTATCACTATCAGGCTCGCCAATAGAGGATATCATATAGTCAATTGCCTTGTCATGCAGATTTTTTAATTTAAGTCCGTATATACCAGGAACATAATCATTTTTATTATTATTCATTGTTTCTAATACACTATATCGTTTTAATAGTTCTGAATCAATTTCAAAACCTTTATCTTTTAATTCTGTTATTACTTTGTATAGATTTTTTTCACTAAACATAAAGTAATGTGTTTTTTCTACTTTGTCGTATAGTTTTCGATCTTCAATACAGGATAACGTTTCTATTACTGAAATTAATTTTTTATTAAATGTAAATCTTACAGCAATGTATGGATGATTATCTTTTTCGACAATCTTCATCCATCGTGCTCGATCTATATGTCTAATAGGAATACGTGTATGCTCAACTGCTTCAAATATAGGATATTCTAATGCAGTAAATTGTTCTGCATATGATAGTAGTTTTTCTTTCACGACATCATATTGTCTATCAGTTAGACCAACACCTCTATGCACTTGGCGTGCAATGCTATTAAGAATAGTAAAGTCACTGGGTTGCATAGTAAAACTTTGATTACCTGCAAGTCCAGTTAACAGTTCAAGATATGATTCAATTGTTTTCTCAGCCATACAAGTAGTATAACGTATTACAGCTGATCTGTCAAGCGTTTAAGTGGAATACCTTGTGAAATTTCTTCTATAGTCCATTCAGTGTGTGCATAGTCGTTTAGCCATTGTTGTCTATCTGGCATTAACGGATTTTCTATATCGTGTAGAAAGTCAATGTCATTACCTACATCATACGCTAACGAGCTGGTGCCCACAAACGCTGGAACTCCGTTGAGTATGCTGTGTATACCCGGATTGCTACTGTAGCTTACAGTAGCGTGTACGTTGTTAAAAGACATATCAAAGTCATCATATGTACCATTTAACTTTACAGGATTTTGTCTATATACATTTTTAAATTCTCGTTCAATGTGCATCAAAGGACATCGAGGATGTGGTCGAAATATTATAGCCCTATCTGAGAATCTTTGTATGCTTTCGATCGTCCGCATAACCCATTCCGACATACGTGGCATACCTTGCCACTGCAAGCTCTTGTCGTGTTGTCCGCATATAAGGATGGAGGAGCCTTCCGTTTGCCATGACTGGAGCGATAATCCCAAAGCATTAGCCCTACTGCTGTCGTTATTATTAGGGCCAAAATAAGCATCACGATTAATACCATTGAGTCCTACCTTCCATGTTGTGCCGCGGTTGATTCCGCCAACTTCTAATACAATTACTGGTTTCTTTTTGTTCTGTGCGTTCTTCCAAACAAGTTGGTTTTGAGCCATTCTTCCGTTAAACAGTACGCTCCAAATAACATCAACGTCGGAGTCATTGCTATTATCGTCAGTGCTAAAACCAAGGGCGCGACAACCCTCTCGAAAAGCATCAAAGACAGGTTTGCTATTAAGTGCGCCATATTGTGTCCATAAACTAAATTTCATCTGTTAAATACCATATAGCATATTTACACGAGGAACACAATGTCAGCAATAACTGTGGTAACAACATTTCACCCAGCAGGGTTAACAACATATGGACAAAGATTTTTAGATAGTTTTGCAGCAAAGGTTGACAAACGTATTAAATTATTAGTGTATGCAGAAGATTGTAAACCAATTAATCCCGATCCAAGTCGTATTGAAATACTTGATGCCCGAACAGCACTTCCAAAATTAAATGCTTTTAAAGAACGCTGGAAAGATGTACCCAAGGCAAACGGTATTCCGCCGGATGATATTAAAGCAAGGCGTCCTAGAGATTGGAACAAAGAATTTAAATGGAACGCTGTACGCTTTGCTAATAAGACATATGCAGTGTATGACGCTTGTGAACGTAGCAAAGGATGGTGTGTATGGATGGATGCAGATAGCTTTATCCACAGTCCTTGGAGTTACGAAGAGTTTAAAGATCTACTTCCTAGCAATGCTTATATTACATATGTTGGTAGAGGTAAAGGATCTCAGACTTGGCCGGAGTGTGGGTTCTACGGTATGAATCTAAATCATCCTGTGTGTCATAGTTTCTTAGAAGACTTTGAGCGTATGTACGAAGATGCTGAGAACGGTATCTTTACCTTAGAAGAATGGCACGACAGTTATGTGTTCGGTGAGCTACTAAAGAAGTATAGTGAATTTCCATCGCATGATTACAGTGCAGAAATGTATCTTAAAGAAGCAAAGACTGGTGGAGGCGGACATCCGTTAATTAATGGTCCACTAGGCAAGTGGATGGACCATATGAAGGGTGTTCGTAAAGAAGAAGGTCGTAGTCGGTCAAAAGACATCATGGTAAATAGAACTGAAGACTACTGGAGTAATAAGTGAAGCCAATTTTATTTAAAGTAATGGAAAGCATTATAGGCAATGCTAAGTGTGAATTCATTGGAGAGATCGGAACGCACAAGGGAGGTACTGCAAAACAATTTATTAATTTCTTTGCTCCTAGAGTTGAAAAACTAACGTACCATGGATATGATGTATTTGACTTTGGAATAGATAATGTTGAATTCCACAAAGGCGAACGCAATGGTAAAGCACCTGTAAAATTAACTACTGCAAATATTACTTTTGATAAAGTTAAACGAAAACATCAAAATATAGATATTAAATTGTTTAAAGGATTTACAACTGATACCTTAGAAACTACTATATTTGATTTTGTATATATTGACGGTGGTCATAGTTACGAAACTGTAAAGCACGATTATAGTAAAGTTAAAGACAGTAAAATTATTGTGTTTGACGATTGCAAGATTCCCGGAGTTCGGCAAGTAATTAATGAAATTAAAGAATCTGGAATAGACGTCGAAATGGTTACTACTCCGTCAAAGCACATTTGGGCAGTTGTTAGGAATTAACGTACTGCCTCATATGACGCCAGGCACTGCCGTCTTCTAGTTCACTGAACTTCCAATGAAACATACTAATACGTTCTAGCCAATGCTGTCTGTCAAACTGTTGTGGTGATTCTAACTTCTCAAATCCAAGATGTGCTACTTCGGCACATTGACTTTTAGTAGCGTCTGTAATAAATGCGCTGTATCCCATAATAATAGGTCCAACAATGCTACTGCTATTATGATTAACAACAGCATGACAATTTTGTAAATCTTCTACTATTGTTCGGTTAATAGGGCTTACGGTAACATGTTTAATTTGATTTAATAATCGCTGTATTTGAGGAGATCTTCTATTAGTTTGATTATCACTAGGATGCAATCTTACAATAATAGGTCTGTCAGAATGCACTCGTATTTTCTTACAAGTATCTAAAAGCCATGTATCTAAATTTACCTTACCCATGCTCCATCCGCCGTTGCGTTGAGCACAAATAAGAATATGCCTACCGCTAACTTTTGTATCTTCTATTTTGATGTTTAAGTCTTTAGATATTTGTTGCCAACGACTAGAGTCTATACTATCATCAAAATAGTTTCCTGTATTAGGAAACACTCCATCAAAACTGTATCTTAAATAATGGTGGTTGTTTTGATTATTAGCGTAAAGAAATAAATTAGAATCAGCAGTACATACGTGTGTATTGTCAGTGCGATCAATTACACGCTGTCTTAATTGTAAGTGAGGTAAATTTTTTCCGTGCTCGTGCTGCCAACCTTGTATCATGCCTACATCACAATGCTGTAAATTAAATCCCCGATGTAATATTCCTGTATCGCCTGCTGCATTTACACCTTGTGTAAATTTTTTTAAGATATTAAATTTTTCTTCGCTTTTGTTTTTAGCAGGAATTACATTGTAATAACTAACGACCTTCATTGACTATGCTCCAAGCATACCCGTTCATCATCTCAGCTCGACTAAATTGACAATAGCTAAGATGTGCCATTAATGCAGTCATTTCATCTTTATCTGGAATATGCAATTTTTCAACATCAGCTAGACTAGTATTGCATACCATAGACGCACAATTAGGTCCTAGTGTAATAGCAGGCTTTCCTACCATTAGTGCTTCTAGTGCTGCAATACTATTGTATGTAATTAAGCAATGAACATTTTGATCAAGAGCTGCTTCTAAAGAATTATTTGCAATTCGATCTGTACGCACCGGTTTAAGTCTAACTTCAATTGGTCGATCAGTATATTGTTTTAACTGTTCAGTTACAGATTGAATCCATTCTTCTGGACTAGGTTGATTAAATAATTTCATTACTTTGTCACTTGGCGGAACTAATAAAATTTTCTTGCCATCTCTAAACTTCTTATATTTCCAACTAAGCAATCTATCGTGCGGGCGTTCAATAATAGGTCCTAGATTTTGTAAGTTATTCTTTGTAACTCTGTGCCAACCTTTTGATTTGCTTTTACTGTTTCCAAAGTATCCAGTATCAATGGCATAAAAATCTCTACCAGTATTCCAGCAATGGACTACTGCTTCTCTGCTGCTTTTACCAACACCTCTAATAATCAATGGTGACGATGTATTTTGTTCAGCCTCCCATGTACTTAATTTTCCGTTAACACCAATGCTTAACGCTTCTAAATATTCATCGTATACATAAGATTTATTATTGTAATTTAAATCATCGTTAAATATTGCAGCAACTTTATGTGTCTTACTTTCTTGAAATTTGTTTTGGATAATTGCCATTGCCTGTTCCTCTGTGTATCCGTAATATTGACCAGTGGGATCAATTGTTGAATATGCTAATGCTTTGATTGGTTCTTTTAAATGATCAGGCAACGTTAAATCCATAACTGTTTTAGTACCTGTACGTTCATTTACTAATTTTACTGCTGTATTATGTTCTTCTTTTAATAGGTATTGTCTTTCGGCACGATAATATTCACTTGCATATTCACAATCATAATATTCTTTAAACCAAGGACCACCTTCTGTGTAGTGTAAGAACTTTGGCTTGCCGTCTTTAGGTTCTTTATACCAGCCTACTAACCAATTCCATTCGTGGCTTAAACTACCTATTTCGCTATCTTTTAACCAACTAAATCTATGCAAATACTTGCCATCTATCTTTGGATCATTAACAAATTCTTTAGTAAGTACACTATTGCTAGGATGTGAACAATTGATTAACATCATACTTGACCAATTTTTACGTGGATATACTGTTTGCTTTTGCCCATCCATTTTAACTCCTTCTTTAGGAGTGTAGTCGTGATGCGCACACATTACAGCAAACTTATCATTGCGTTGGGCAAATAATTTTTTAACGTCTTCTAATGCCACAAAGTCACAATCAATAAACAATGCCCATCCATTAAATCCCATCATCTCAGGTACAAGGAATCGTGTAAATGTAAATTCCGTGCTAGCTAGTTTATCTTCGTCTCTCCAATATATACGATTTCTTTCACGTAACTCTTTTTGTTTTAACGGAATAACTTCAATAGGAACACTTGCAGTCTCAAGTAAACTGTACTTGCAGGTTTGGTATGCTATATCTTCTCTGCTGTCCCAGCCTACGAAAATCTTTAAAGGTTCCATTAATCTCTTCTCTCTATATCATCTTCTGTGAGTGTTACACCCATCCAAACTTCTACAACTCTAGCAGTTACATCGCCTATGTTAGTTGCCTTGTGCCATGTTCTATGAGGAATATCAATACTGCTTCCGGGATAGTATGTTTTAGATTTAGTATCTCCATTTTGGTACTCTAAATCCATACGTATAATACCTTCAACAACATGCCAGTGCTCTGAGCGTTTAGAATGGCGTTGGTCGCTTAGTGCTTTGCCTGCGTCAAATTCAAGTTGTTTAACTTGCCAACCATCGCCTTTGTCTAGCACAGTGTATCTGCCCCATGCACGTTCTGTAGTAGGTTGGCCCCATTCTTTAAGAATCCAACTACTTGAATTTTTCTTATCCTGGCCGCCTACTCCGTAAGCAAAACTAACTTGGCCTTCGTCATAGTAATGGCGCTCTTCAGGAACATTACCTTGCTTGCGATCGCCACCGTTAGCAAATATAACTCGTAGATCAGGATCGTAGTCTCGGTCTCTTAACACTTGTTCAATTGCATTTGATGCTGTTCCGTCACTATCGTCAAATGCAATTACTTCGTCTACCATTGACAAATTGCCAACAATGGCAGCACGTTCTTGCCAAGGCATAAAAGGACGACCCTTCTTTTGAGTAAGCCAATTATCGGAATTTAATCCAACTACTAAACGATCGCCTAGTGCTTTTGCTGCTTTGAAGTAGGCAAGGTGCCCGCTATGTAAAGGGTCAAACCCTCCTGTGACTAATACTACATTGTTCATGTAGATATTTATATGCGTAGTTTATATAAATTATTTTTTATGAAAATTATTTTCTACAAGTTTCATTTTTTAAAAACCAATCCGTATTTTTTAAAAAATTTACGTTTCATTGAACTCTTTTTTCTAAGTTCTTTTGTTAGTCTTTGATTAAAAGTAAATCCGTATTTTTCAAATATTGCTATCCAGTATTCTTCCGTATTGCAGTTTACATGATGATGCCCTGGAGTATTAGGAGGAGCAAATGTCATGCAAACAGTTTTTCCTGAAGAAAAAGTTTGCATAAAATTATCTAGATATTTTTCTTCCACATGCTCAACAAACTCACAACTCCAAACTAAATCGAAACTTTTATCAAATGTCAAAGGGCCGTTTGTATAATCGTGTATGCAAACTTTATTTGGATTTTTTCTTTCAACTTTAAAGTCTCCATCTACTCCTTGCACATCATATCCCAACGATAACGCTTCGTCAAGCATGCCTCCTGGACCGCAACCAATATCTAAATAAGATGTAGCACCAGCTTTTTTAAAATACTCTAAAATGTTTTTATCGATGTGAGTTATGCCGCAATGGCCTCCTAAATGTGTTGGTAAATTCATAATACTTCCTTTAAATGACTCCACATCAAGCCGTTTGTAATTTCTTCATTATTCCAAATTGTGTATGCAATTTTATTACACCAAGTACTTATGTCAATATTATAATCCAGGGATTCAATTTTCGATAAATCCTTGTGTCCTATATCATATGCACTTGAGGTAGAACTTAATGTAAAAATAGGGATTCCTTTTTCAACTGCTTCAACTGCACTATTACTGCTATAGGTAACAACACAATATGCATTATTTAGATCTTCTTCTAATCCTTTGCCGCCATTTAATGTAGTCGTAGAATTATAATTTTTACTAACACTTATATTTTTATATGCATTGTTTAAATTCTCTTCTAACGCATAAAAAGTTTTTGCACCAACCGGATGAGGTCTAACTACAATAGGTCTGTCAGTATACCGTCTAATAATTTTAATTTGCTCAATTATATAACTATCGAACGAATTGTATCCTGCATTATACATTTCTATTAATGCACTGTCTTTCTCTAATTGTCCCATTATAAGAATACTGTCTCCAGGACTATTCCAGTCAGCAAAAGATATGCCTGTATCTTTTTGTATTTTGTTCCAGCGATAATCATCTACATTGTTATTGTTAAAATTACCAATGCCGTTTTTATAACTGGTCCAGCCCCAACGTTTATAATTTGGCAGTTGTCTTACCGCACCCTCTTCGCATACTAAAAAAGGTTTGTTAGAATCCAGTATAAATTTATAGATAGGGTTAAGTTTATTATTAAGATAAGGGTTATAAATGTTAAACTGCACATATACATCTATATTAGCAGAAGTATATCTATTAGAGGTCATTAATGTATCCGGGCTAAATCCTTTTGCCCAACCTTCTAAAATTTTTCCTTTGTTTAATTTTTTAGTATTAAAAATTATCATTTAACAAAGTTTTAATTAATTTATCACCGTGATTAGAAATCCAATCTTTGTATAACTTTCGATCAGTTTCCATATTAGAATTAACTTGGTTATAAGTTTCATCTAAAGATGTTTTTCCTGTTGACCAGTGTACGTGTTCAACTACAATATCTTCACGTAATACAATACAATTTAATCCTTCGCCGATGTATTGCCAGCTGTCATCTAAGAAAAAATGTTTAGTAGCAGGATGCCCAAACCAACCAACTGCTCTTACTAAATCTCCGCCACAAACAGGATGTGTGGGCAAATGTTTCTTTTTCTGTTTACCTAAGTCATCAGGATGGGCAATTTTACGTAAGCCTGCTTCTTCAACAAGCTGTTTGTCCCAGTAGTTAGTACGAGGAACAATATCATCTGCTCCTAATCCGTACCAATCTTCGTTAGGATACTTATGAAACATTTCTTCCATTGCTGCTTTAAGTCCTTCCCTAGGACCAACAACTACTTCAAATGTATTAGGATAATCTAACGCAAGATATTCTTCTAACTTAGGATCATCGTCGTCTAATCTAACGTAGACTTTGCTACTGCCTTTAGTTGCAATATATGCTTCTATAAATCTTTTTAAGTTGTGAGGACGACCTCTAGTTGGTAAACTCCACATTATAATAACCCCGGGTTTGCTGTTAAACTTGCAGTACTGATATTGTTACCTTCTGCATAAAATGGATGCAATCTTGCTATAGTCGGCACTGTAGTCTTAAGATTAACTATCCTTGAATTAATTTGTTGATCTGCAGGACGATGACCGTTTACATTAATAAAATTAATAAGTTTTTTAGCAGCGTGAGGCTTTATTATATAAGAGTATGCACCTTTAAAATAATCTCTTAATCCGTATTTTACTACCTTTATAGGATTATTAGTATAATCTTCTACAGTTACTTTTAGATCTTTTTCTAAATCTAAATCACTATTATAAGTTCTGCTATACGGATCCAGTCTATCTAATTTTAGTACATCATCAAACTGATCTAATAATAGCGGATCAATCGGTCGTATTAAGTAACCGTCATGTTCTAGAATAACAATAGGTTCATTTAACTCTATACACTTTTGCCAAAGATAGTAATGGCTAAAAAAACATCCAACTACACCTAGTCTATCTTTTTTAAATTTTCCGTGTTTTTTTATATTTGTGTTCTTGTAATGAAACTCTGCATCATTGCCGTTTATTGCTTTAAAATATTCAGGGCGAAGTCCATATTTTACAGCTTGAAGCAAACATTCTTCTGCCATTTGACAAGAATGTTTGTTTTCTTCTAAGCGAATAATAAAACTCTTGATCACAGACTTGCGTCTTCCATTCCTGCTACACGTAGTTTAACTACGTTTGTAATCTGCCATTGCTTTTGATCAAGTGCTTTAAGAACGCCTAACCACTTGTTGCGCATTAGTGCAAATTCGTTAATAATCTTTTCATAGTCAACAACATCTGCTTCGCCATCGACATAACGTTCTACGTCACGACTTGACAAAGCACGTTGATAGTTTTCAAGATATTTTTTAAAATACGAGCTACGCAACCTACGTAGCTCGATATTTAAATAGTTGAGGATAGCTTCAATCTCTTGAAGTTGATTAAAGCGTTGTTCAACAATGCCTGGCATTTCAGCCGCCGCACGTTCTACATTACCTTTGAGTTTTACCTCTTGTTTTGCAGATAACAATTCGTTTTCATAATGCGCTACTGCATCAGGAATTTTAGAAATGTCACGCGATACGTCTGAATACCAGCCCATTATTAGTCCTCATCTTCCCATGGATCATCTTGTTCGTAATTTTCTTCATCAATGTCTAAGAAGTAATTAATTGCACCGTCTAGTACTGCATCTGAACCTAGCGTACTAGTTAGTGTATCATCTGCTACACCGTAGTCAGCTAACAAATCAACGAACCGCTCGGCTGCAAGTTCTTGATTCTTTTTATCAATGTACTCTTTAAATAAAGTCCACACTTCTACAATTTGACTTTCATCCATGGATTATTCCTCGTAAGTTTCTTCGATTAAATCAGTTGTATCATTTTCTACAACATCGTCGGTATTTACCACTGCTGCTGTTTTTTCATTGTACTCTGACATAATCATGTCCAATTTAGGACCGATCCATTGCTTACGATAATCAAGATGTTCAACGCCTGCTAAGTCAACGTACTTGAGTCGATTGCCTTGCTTTTCTAACAAGCCTTTCTTCTCAAACAATTCAACTAGACCTGAATAAGGATTCATACCAGTTTCATAAGGAATCTTAACCTGCACACCTTCGAACGGTTTTGCATAGCGTGTCTTCATTACTTTACAACCAGCACGGATGCCCATTACTTCTGAGATCTTATTGCCGTCTTCATCTTCTTTCAACTTCATCTTCTTCATTGCAACAACAATACTTGATGCATAGATAAAGCCTGAGCCGCCGCTGATCTTATCGTCTGGATCAAACATATCTTGTGAAGCATATGTGTGGTTAGTACAAACTAAGCCTACATTGTAGCTACCAATCATGTTTACAGTATTGCGGACTAATGAAGTTAGTGCTTTAGGCTTACGGCCCATATCACCCTTCATATCACCCTTTTGGAACTGATCAACGTCAGTAGGCGTTAACAGCATACCAAGTGAGTCAATTACAAACAATACTTTAGGACGATCTTCTTCAGCCATTGCTTTGTAATCTGTCATGAAAGTTGAGATAGTTTTCGCTACATCATCAATCATTGCCATATTAAGTTTAAGCAATTTATCTTCGCCTGTTTGCACACCTAGTGCATGCAACCAAGTTTCATCAAGTGCATTCTCTGAGTCAATTAGAACTACAAAGATACCTTGATCTTGTGCGTGTTTGATAATGTTTCCTGAACAGAAATAACTCTTACCTGCTCCTGATTCACCTGCAAACACAGTTACCTTACCTAGCGGAACACCTTTGTGAAAGTCGCCACTGATAAGAAAGTTTAATGCGTATGATCCTGTTGAAATCCAATCAGTAGGATCGTTAAATCCAGCACTCACGCCTGAGATACTTTTAGTCAAGTCCTTACGAAACTTGCTAACGTCAAATGATTTAGCCATGTTTTCTCCTAATATAAAAAGCGGCAAAGGCTGTAGACTTGTTTTTAAAAATACAAGCCTACAGCGTTGTTTTTACTGACCTTGACGTGCGCGGATCATTGCTAGAATGTCTTGTGCGCCGCCGGCTGCTGGTGCTGCTGCTGGAGCAGATTCTGCCGCTACTTCTTCGTTAGACTTAAAAGGAACGTCATCTTCTACTGCTGGAGCAGGTGCTGCTTGTGCTACTGGAGCACTTTGACTCACAGCAGTTGCGCCTGCGCTTGCTGCTACTTGCGGATCACCAGTACGAGCTGCCATACCGCTTGGACGGAAGTATTGACTCCAGCGATCTGCATCATATGCTTCACCGTCTACTGACGCTTCAAACATTTCTTTGATCACTTTAAGTGCAACTTCATCTGGCTTCTTAGGAAGGAAGTCATTCATGTTGTACAAGCCATGTGTGTTAATTGCTTGCATTTCTGCATCACTCAGTGGACGCTCACGACGTGCCCAATTGCTTGTGCCGTAGTCTGCGTAGCCACCTTTAGATGTCTTGTTAAGACGGAAGTCAACACCAGCAGTGTAATCTGTTGGCAATTCTTCCATATCTGGATCCATCAAAGCTGCTTTGATGATCTGGAATACTTGAGGACCAATAATGAATCGACGAATTGGATTCTCTGGCTTTTCTTCTTGTAACGGATTGTCAGTTACAAAACCTTGGAAAATGTATGAACGCTTTTTCCAGTACTTACGACCCATATCTTCCAATGAAGGATCTTTAAACCAACCACGTACTTCTGAAAGGATTGGGCAAGACTCTCCGTACATTTCCATACATGGAACTTGTACTTGTACAGGGCGTGAATCAGTTTCACCTTTAATACCTGCAAATGGAAGTTTGATAATCAAACGCTCTTTCCAGAAGAAAGTGTTTTCAGTATCGCCATCTGGAAGGAAACGCATCGTTGCTGATTCGCCTTCTTTAATATTCCAAAATGGGTAAATTGCGTTGTCGCCGCCGGACGATTGTCCGTTGCCGCCTGTGCGGGCTTCTTGTTCTTTGAGCTTTGCTCGGATTTCTGCTAATGATGCCATAGTATATGCCTCCTAAAATGTTATGCCTATGTGCAGTAGCGTTATTGCTACTAGTGCCTTTAAGTGTATAGCACAGTATTAAGTATACTGCAAACTATACAAAGTGTCAAGTCTTTTCTTGAAAAAACTTAGAAAATCAACTAGGTATTTCAACCTAGTAAATTATTTATGCCTTTTTATAGTCCAGCTAATTTTTTAATACTTGTTAAGTCTTCCGATTCTCTTCTTAGAGCTCTTAGTGGTGCATCATCATACGTACTACCTGTATTGCCTTGGCGTCTAGTTTGACGTGGCAAGCTAAATCCTTTCCCGTCATCTTTCTCTGCGCCTGCTTTCTTGCCCTTCATCAACTCGGATGGTGTAGGTGATCCTGCTGCTTTCCATGCATTGATATTTGGTGTACCATCTGGATTAAAAAACTGAGGAGCAAGTTTCATCATTTCTGCTCTATGCTCTTTTTCTGCTCGAGCATTTCTAGCGTCTTGATCTTTCCAACGTTTTTGATTTCTTGTTGCTAAGTCTGCATTAAACTCTTTACGTTTTGCTGCTAAATCTGACGGGCGTCTAATACCATATTTTTTAGCTAACAAATTTCTACGCATCTCTTGTTCACTACTAAACGAAGTCATGCCCATAAGTGCTTCTAATTCGTCAAACTCGTTTTTATAATCATCATTGTATGTACCGTTATTTGAATAACTAGGACGTCTATAACTAGCATCACGCTCCGGGTCACGACCAGGTCGATAATTAACACGCACATCATCGATACCGCCCTCGTCTATTTCCTCGTCTTGTTCAACTGTTGGTTCCATTACGGTTCCTGTCTCTTCAAATCCAAAATCGTCAACTATCGGATTGCTTTGAACATTTAATTCTTCATACTTTGCATTGATTGCTTCGATGAATGCCTTCGCTGGAGTAATATACTGTTCGCCATAGTCTTTTTCTACTGCTGTTAATATTGCTGTTTCACCTTTTGGAAACTGTCCAGTTTCACGATCAAACATACTAAGAACAAATTCAGTAACTGGAGTCTTTTGTTCTTCCACAGCCTTTTCTTCTTCAACTTCGCTATCCTTAGATTCAGCAAACTGACCCATTAGCTCATCAAAACTATCTTCTAGTTGTGATTCATAGCTTTTAAAACCACCTGGAGGTAAGCCACGTGTTCCGCCACTTTGCATATCGCCCATGAAGTAACCAATTTCTAGTTTCTGACCCGGCTTTAATGATCTTGGATCAGTGATGCCGTTTAATTCTAAAATATCTTTTGCACCCGCTTTAGTATCACCGTCATAGTTGCTATCAGCAAATCTATCAGCGATTGACCAAATTGTGTCACCTGGCTTAACTACATATGAATCAGCAGGTTGTGTGTTACCTAAATCTGACGGACGAGCTTTTGGACGAGGACTTGTTGCAGGTGCGCTTGCGCCATCAACATCTTGTGGAATTTCCATACCGTCTTGATAAATGCCGCCGTCTTCTTCACCTAGTAAATCAGCAGCAGTTAGCTCTTTAGCTTTAGTTGCTTCACTTACTAATTTGTAAATGTATGGGAACACATCTGATAATTCTTCATTAAACTGTTTAATAGTTAACTGGTCGATCCAATTTTCTTTTACATCTGCAGGAACATCTTCCATTACTGCTGCTTCAAATGAACC